ATTTTGTTCATTTTTTAAACTCGCAATGTCTTTGAATATAGAATACTCGTTAGAATCTGGACTATCTTTATTTTTATAATCTGTTCTAGGGTCAGTTGTATTCCAAAGGTAATTAGGAGTTTGTCTAAATATTAATTTCCAACTATACATGTATATAATTAAATATATTTTATTTCAAATTGGTAGTAGAAAAATTTAGAAAAATTGATTTTAAGTTAATATTATCAACTTAAAATTTAGAAAAATTGATTTTAAGTTAATATTATCAACTTAAAATTTAGAAAAATCTAGAAAAATTGATTTTAAGTTAATATATATATAATATACTAATATTAATGGAATTTCAAATTTATGATTATATAGAAGACCACGAAAAATTAGATGAACCAGAAAGTGATTCAGAAGAAAAATCTGAAAATATTCTTCCTCGTTTTATTATTCACATGTTTGGTCGAACATTAGAAGGTAAATCTGTCTATTGTAAACTAATGAATTTTACACCACATTTTTACATTAAACTACCTAGTAAATGGGGACAATCAGAAGCTAAATCAAAATTAAAAATAATGGAAAAATGGTTCCATAGTTTTGATAATAAAAAAGTATGGAAGAAATTTAGAGATGGACTAGAATCGATAGATTTAGTTACCAGAAAAGAAGCTATTGGTTTCACCAATGATAAAGACTTTTTATTTGCTAGACTTGTATTTAGTAATTCTTTCGCTATGAAGAAATTTAGATATATGCTCGAACAGAATAAAATAAATATACCAAGAGTTACAACAAAAGATTATCAGTTTAAATGTTACGAAGCAAACCTTCCACCAATGTTAAGATGTTTTCATATTAAAAAGATTAGTGGATGTTCGTGGGTTAGTGTTAAAAAGTATACAATGATTGAATCCGAGTTTGAAAAGGATAGTTATTGTGATATTGAGTTACAAGTTGATTGGAAAAATATAGAACCTATTGAAAAGGATTGTAATGCCCCATTTGTAATTGCTTCATTTGATATTGAGTGTCATTCAGTTGACGGTCAGTTTCCAATGGCGCGAAGAAAAGGTGACCAAGTTATTCAAATAGGTACTGCCTATACTACATTAGGTAAATCAGAACCATATCGTCAACATATTGTTTGTTTGGATAAAACAGATGATGTAGACGGTGTAGCAACCGAGTGGTATGATAATGAGAGAGATTTAATCCTTGCTTGGAAAAAGGAAATTATTAGGTCTGACTGTGATATTATAACTGGATATAACATCTTCTTTTTCGATGAAAAATATGTTTATGATAGATGTGATTTGCATTTAGGTATTAAACATGAGATGGCATTATTATCGAAATTAAAAAATTATGAATGTAATTTTAGAGATTTTAAATTATCATCATCAGCGATGGGTGAAAATATGTTAAGATACTGGGATACTCCTGGTAGAATTCATGTTGATTTGATGAAAGATGTTCAAAAGACTTATAACTTATCGTCCTATAAACTAGATTCGGTTGCTTCCCATTTTATTAGAGGAAAGATTAATATAATAGAAATATTAGATGATGTTAAAGATAAAAAAACATATTTACTACATTGTGAAAATGTTGATGATATCATGGAACAGGATTATATTCATGTGGAACATGTTAAGAGTTTTGTATCTGATTATATTGGTAATAAGTATTTGATTACTGAAATAGACCGTGATAAAAAGACAATTAAATTTACTACTACTCAAGATATTGTTGAAGTAGAGGAAGGTTCATTGTTTTGGTCTCAAGCAAAGGATGATGTTGGTCCACAAGATATTTTTAGATTACAAAAAGGAAATTCGGCTGATAGAAGTATAGTCGCCAAATACTGTGTTAAGGATTGTCGTCTTGTTAATATTCTAGTTAATAAACTGGAAGTTATTACTAAAAATATAGAAATGGCCAATGTCTGTTATGTCCCCTTATCTTTCCTTTTCGTTAGAGGTCAAGGAATTAAACTGTTTAGTTTGTGTCTTAAAGTTTATCGCGAGTGTGGATATCTATTTCCAGTTTTAAATAAACCAGATACTAACGATGGAGGATACGAAGGCGCAATTGTTTTTGAACCAGTTCCTAATGTTGATTATGAAGCATTAGTTACTAAAGATTATGCATCTCTATATCCATCTGCTATCATACAGAAAAATATGAGTCATGAAACAATGGTTAGAAACACCGATCACGACGAGTTGGAAGATATCGAGTATTACAATGCAGAGTATAAACAATCTGATGGAACTATTAAACATGTTCGTTTTGCTAAAAAGGATAACAAGTTAGGTGTAGTTCCCATGATTCTTGATACATTATTAAAAGAACGTCGAGCAGTTAAAAAGCAAATGAAAACTGAAGAAGACCAATTTAAGTATAAAATTAAAGATGCGAAACAGTTAGCTCTTAAGATTACTGCTAATAGTTTATATGGACAATTAGGAGCACCTACTAGTCCTATCTATCTAAAAGCTATTGCAGCATGTACTACATCAACAGGAAAAGAAATGTTAATTTTTGCTAAGAAATATGATGAAGAACTATTACCTGGATTTATTAATGGACTAAAATATGCTTGTAGAAAGAATGATATGGATATGTTTAATAAGATTCTAGATATGGAACTTAAAGATAGAGATAATCTCAAGTTAATAGAACGAATTAAAACATATGTAACAGATAAATTAGAAGGTTATATCTACCAACCGGTTATTCGATATGGTGACACCGATAGTGTATTCACATGCTTTAGATTCAAAGAAGAATGTCAAAAAATTAATAAAGAAGAATCATATGAAATATGGAAAGGGATAGTAGCATTCTCCCAAGAATTAATATTATTCTTTTTACCAGAAGAACATCATGACTTATGGAATAAACTATTTGAAGAATATTATGGTGAAGATAAAATTAAAAAACTTTGTCTACCAACACCACCAGATGTTTTACCAGTTCCAGAACATTGGAACACTCTTTTACCTATTGAAGAAAGAATGAAACAATTTCTAAAAGAATGGATGGAAGAAAGTTATTTACCTTGGTTATGGACATTACAAGAATTATATAATACCTATAAAGAAAAGTTCAATGCCAAACAATTTGCTGAAATTATAGAGTCTAAATTATACAAATTTGGCGAACATATGATAGAAAAAATGAGATTATCATCTTTTGATTTTACAGTTGATGAAGATTTAGATAATTCCCTATCAAAGAAAGAGGAAATTATTAATGCTAAGAAAATATTAGAAAAGAAACTAGAAGATTATGTATCTGGGTTGTTAAATAAAGTTTGGATTGAACCTTATTGGTCAGTTAAGAAAACTAAAAAAGTTATGATTAAATTATGGAGNGANGGAAAATCAATTACAGATAAAAGAACTTTAGATTTATCAATTGAACTTGGTATTATTTCAGGAGAAACTGTAAAGAAACGATTACCATTCCCTCACGATTTAGAATATGAGAAAACATACTGGCCTTTCTTGATTCTAACCAAGAAAAGATACGTTGGAAATAAGTATGAATTTGATTCGAATAAATATAAACAAGATTTTATGGGTATTGTTTTGAAACGACGAGATAACTCTCCTATTGTTAAAGAAGTATGTAATGGAATTATTGATTCGTTGATTAACTATAAAGATCCCAAGAGAGCCAAAAAGTTTACCAAAGATTGTATTACGAATATGTTTGCTAATAAGTATGATATTAATTATTTTTTAACAAGTAAAACATTAAAGCTTAAAGAATCTTATAAGGATTGGACAAGAATTGCACATGTTGTTTTGGCGGAAAGAATAGGTATAAGAGATCCTGGTAATAGACCACAATCTGGCGATAGAATATCGTTTGCAGTTGTTAAAATTCCTAATAAAACTAAAGATACTTTACAAGGTGATATTATTGAAATACCATCTTATATTAAGGAAAAAGGAATCGAGTTGGATTATCTGTTCTATCTAACTAATCAAATTATGAAACCTGCTTTACAGTTCTTAGAACTGGCTTTAAATAATGCAGAAAATATATTTAATCCTTATATTTTTAAGGATAAAATAGATGAATTATTATCTGAAAAGAGAGACCTATTAAAATATATTAATAGCTATAATAAAGCAGATTTTGATGAGTCTATGGTTGGATATGTTGATTATGAAAATATGAACTTGGAAGAACTAACTGAATATGTTGATACTTTAAAGAAAGAAGTTAGAAGATTAAAGTGTGACCAAAGAAGAATTCTAAAAGCAATAGATGTTTTAGGTAAAGAAAAAGTGGAGAAGACCTTAAATATTTAATTTATTTATAAAACTTAAATACTAAGTTCAATATATATTCCTTGAACATCCATCTTTCGAGGAATAGTAGATGTAGATGTGGTTAATGCTAAGAAATCTTTATCACTAAGACTAAAAGAAGATAACTTGGTAGGTTGATATAAATCATATCTTTCACTTTTAACAAAATTATGTTTATTATTTTTTTTATCAATTAGGAAATTTATTGGCTCACGGTCTTGATGTCCTGTAAATATATTACTAATTTTATATCTTGTTATATACTCTTTAGTTAAATCAACAGAGTATTCAAAAATATCACTACCGCGAGATGATATTTTTGTTTCACTAATTTCATTATTAAAATCACCCCATTTATAATTCGTTGAACTATTATTTTTATCTAATAAACAAAAATCATTATCTGATTCTAAAAATTTATAAAGGTCTGTTTCAAGATGAAAATCTTTATTATCTGGAATATCTTTCCCATCTTTAAATCCTGCATAATACGAATCAAATGCGCCATGAGATAAATGATATCTTTTACCATTAAAGTATAAATATAAACAAGCACAAAGTCGATTAAGAATCTTATTTATCTTTGAATCTAAGAAATCAGTTATATTATCCTTATCTTTAAACTGTTCTTCATATTCAATAACAGTATCATATCTTTCAAATAATGAATGGTCTTCATGATTTCCATCCATAATAATAATATTATTAAAATTTTTATGTTTTAAAGCTAATACCAAAAATAATACTTCCATATTATATGGACCTCTGTCTAATATATCACCAAGAAATAAAATATATCGGTTCGGTAATAGTATCATATCTTTACCTTTTTCAAAATAATCTTGTTTTATACTTTCCATAATAGATATTAAACTATGTAAACTCGAATGAACATCTCCTATAATACAAAATTTTGTAGTAGAATCATCTACTACAAGTCGTTGAACGTAAACAGGATAATTATCCCCATTATCAAATTCATCTGAAGTTAATTTATCATTATTATACCATTTATTAGTATCAAATTGATTTTGATATTGTTCGAGTAATCCATCTATGAAACTCCAGTCAGAATTCATAAAATCTTCCATAGGAAATAACTTGTATTCCTTTTTCTGATAAATACTATCATCTTTTCTATTGTACTCAGAAGGTGAATTTGATTTAACTTTATTCCATAATTCCCAACTAAGATATTGTTTATTATTTTGTTCTAAATGATTTGAAATTAAGTTAGAAGAATTAACGGTTCTATTATATTCTCTAGGTTGCATATTAATTCTTATATTATTATTCCCTCCGTTTTGTTGCTTAATGTTATTTTGTAAAGAAATATATTTACTTTTGTATTTTTCATATTTACTCTTGTAAATATTATCTATAGAATTCAAAGAATTGTATTTTTCATATTTACTCTTGTAAATATTATCTATAGAATTCAAAGAA